CACATGTGAACGTCCGACTCGCGCACGATTGGCTGTGACGCGTAGTCATACGCCAGGGTAGCCATCGCGAGGCCACTCACCGGCAACCTCCGTTAGCATCCAGGATGATACGGACCACTACCGCGTCAGGGCACGAGCCCAGCACGATGGCAATCGCGACATGTTTGTCCGGGGCACTGACCACGAGCTGTGTGGTGCCTTGGAGCTTGCGCAGCTTCAGCCACAGGCGGAAGCGCTTGAACGGTCCACGTAGCGTCATGACTACGCCAGCCCCATCCCGAAGATGGCCAGGCACTGACCGACCACGGCGCGCGGGGCATCCGTGACCACCACGAGGCGACCGGTATCATGGCTCGTGAGCCACGAGGCCACGTGACCCTCCCCCATGATGGCTTCGGTCAAGGCGACGGCGAACGCAGCGGACTGACAGGTGATACGCATGCTGGCTTACTCCATTCATGACCGGCGGAAGGTTGAAAGCGCCGGTTTGTACAAAACAGCTATGCATGCAAAAGGCCAGCTTTGTAGTGTGGCGAAATTGCACAGGCTACCCGAAGAGCTACCCGAGAATGCGCGTGACAGCTTGGCGCGGTCTGGCAAGTCCAGTAGCCAGTAGGTATGTGTAGGTGGATGTAGGATAGCTCCCAAGGCTGCACCAGTGCTAAGCCATCGCGCGCGCGGTCATTGGTGGGGGTACTTTCTTACCCGCCCCACGTGTCAAATTTGACACATAACTCCTGCGGTCTACAGCCCCCAGGCCAAATCCGCTTGCGCTATCCTGTAGTTATAGTGCATGAGGTTAACTAGCCCCAGCCATTCAGCTATCAGTCCGAGCTGGGTTACCCCGTTGCCCATGCTACCCCAGGCCTAAGCCCGCAGGATCATTGGGCAATGCAGTAGGGGTCACCCCACCCCACCCTGGCTTCCCCTTTTGGGGGCTGCAAACCCCGGGGCGGGTAAGGGTTAAGTGCCCAAACCCAAAAACCTTTCAGCCCTCCAAGGTGCTGGTAATCCAACACAGGTTTGAGCACAGTACTTGTCAAGCGCAATTCACCGTGCCAAGTTAGTACAGCCCACAGGTTTTGACACAGTGCGTCGGAGTGCAGAGAGAGGTCAGCAGCACCCAACTCCAGAGAGCCGAGGTCGTGCCAATATGGCAATCATCCGGGCGGGCCTTGACAAATTGGCACATCGTGGTTATGTTGAATGGTAAGGGCGCCCCCTACGACCTGCCATGGTCTAGTGTGACAGGCGCCCCTACTTTCTAACCACATTCAGGGCCCCCAAGTACCAGCTGCTAGTCCGATCAGGGCGCAGCCGGGTGGCCCGCTCCCCAGGGGGTCCTCATGTCGTTCTCATGGAGCCGCTCGGACGGCAGCCAAAACGGGGTCAGCTACAGCGCTGGCTCCGGGTCCCCTCCCAACGCTGACACGGTTGGCGGGTACGTTATTGATACCCTGACTGTGACGGGCGGCAGCTCGCACTCGGGGCCGACCACTTTCTCGGGCCCAGTGACGTTCACGAGTACGGTGAACCAGGGTGGCTTTGCGCGTGTAGCCGGTACGGACTTCACGACCGCGAGCCTAACGCTGGTCGACATCACTGGCCTGACGTTCGCGACCGCGGCTAGTGGTGTCTACGCCTTCCGGGCCATGCTATCGGCCAACGGGGCTGACGCCAACGGTCTCAAGGTTGGTGTGCAGCACTCGGGTTCGGGCGCGGCTGTCGAAGCCGTTGCTAGTGGTTCGCTCCTGGCAACCTCTGCGCAGGCGGCCCGCATCAGTGCCCTGAACACGCTCACGGTGGCTTTCGCCACGTCGGCGACTGATGGTGGAATCGTGGTCGAGGGCATCCTCACCGTCGGCGCTAACGCTGGCAACCTGACGATCCAGCTGGCCAAGGTCACCTCGGGCACGGCGACGGTCCGCATCAACTCGTTCCTCGACGTCAAGCGCATCGCCTAAGGAGCTGGCCATGTCATTCGGATGGACTCGTACTGCTTTCGGCCTGGTCTCGATCGTCGACACGACTGTGGCCGGTGTTGGCACCGCGCAGTCGAAGGTTGACGCCGATGCCGGCGCCTCGATCACGAACAACAACACGGCGACCGCCACCCTGGAGTCGACGTATCAGACGGACCGCACCAGCCTCAAGGGTGCGGACACGGGCCTGCAGCTCGTCGTGGCTGATCCCAAGATCGTGCTCACGCAGACCAACGGTGGAGTGGTGTAATGAACGCCTGGATTCGTACTGCGCACGGGCTGGTGGATATGGTCGATACCGATCCCCAGCTGCACAAGGTCTACCCAGCGCTCGTCGCCGACTGCCACCCCAAGGCGGCGGTCCCGAGCGAGTCCTCGTACCAGACCGATAAGACCTCGTACGAAGGCTCGGGCCTCAAGATGGTTGTGTCCGACAACCGCGTGGCCCTAACCGCGGCCAACCCCGGCCGCTAACGTAGCTGGCTGGTGGAAACCCGGAGCGAGCCCGACCAAAATGTAGGGTGTACGCCGGACGGAATCCAGCTGGACGCCACGCGGCAGGCTAGTGCGATCGCATCAAACAAAGCTTGGGCTCTGAACCACAACGTGCCGGGCTGACGAGCCTGGGTCTAGTGGTCACTCGAACAAGTAGTCGCCCAATTTATGTCCCTGGCCTGTAGAGCTTGCCGCGTCCCGCTCATCGCCGAGCAGGGCTGCGCCATCTGCGACCCGATCCGCCCCAACCTGGTGGCGGTCGAGGAGTCGGAAGACGCCAAGCCCGACCTGGGTGACGTCGGAGCCGAGACGGTGGCCATGCTGCGCAAGCAGCTCAAGCACGTCAGGGCTCAGCTCGACGAGGACCCGGGCCACCCGCTCTTGCTCAAGATGGCCCTCTCGATCGCCAACACGGTGGCCAAGATGATCGAGGCCGCGCGCAAGCTGCAGGTCGATGCCGACGGGACCATCCGCAACATGAGTTACGTGGCCCGCGCCAAGCTGTTCGTAGGCTGGTACGCAGAACTGCCCCCGCCCTACCGCGAGCAGTTGCGTGGTCAGCTGGAGCGCTTCGAGATCGAAGCGGCGAAGCCCATCAAGGAGCTGTCAGATGGAAACGATTGAACCGACCGCCGGCCTGGCGATCACCTACCGCGTCGAAGCTTACGAGCCGCTCTATGATCGCTACGAAGACCAGGGTGTGGCCTTCCGCAGCCCATACGGCGCACAGATGTACGGACGCAGCCTGGGCACCCCGTGGCACATCGTGGACGAGTTCATGCCCGACGGCCGGCGGGTGACGCCCACCAAGTTCTCTACCGAGGACTACAAGCGTGGGCCCACCTGGACCATCCCGACCACGGCTCCCACGGTCATGGTCATCCTGCCCGAGTGGCCCGGCTATGGCTGTGGCTTCTGATCCGGTCCTGATTCGCGAGGTCGCCCCGGGCGATCTCAACGCCATCTTCGCCTGGTGGCTGCGCGACCTACGGGACGCCGATCCGGGCGCGCTACCTGATGACCTGTGGTTCCCAGCCCACCGCGCTCACATCGAACGCCTGCTTGGGGACGAGAAGATAAAGGCCCGTGTGGCCTGCGCCGCAGACCAGCCCGACGAAATCTTGGGCTTCGCGGTCGCCGAACCGAATGAGGTACTGTGGTGGGTTCACATCCGACGCGACGGACACCTGAGGGGCCACGGCCTGGCCAAGCGCCTGCTGATCGAGGTCGGGGCACCACCGGGAACGCCGGCAGCCTGGACCACGCCCGACGCCCGGAAGCTCAAGAACCCGTGGCGGGGCCGCCGGATCAGGCGCCGCGCCAAGCTCGCTGCCGGGTCGACGACCTAGCAGTCACCGAGCTGGCCATGCACGTGTACCCGGTGGCCACCATCGTGACGGAAGAGGGCACTTCCGAAGTGTCAAGGGTCTATTTTTCGAACGGTGTGTTCGAACTAGGCCATGGCCACGATGTCGCGGTCCGGGGCGCACATGGCGCCACGATCGAGTCCTGCCAGGTCGACCTCGGGAGGGGGCTCAAGCTGAAGTTATCCAGCGGCCACACCCTCTTTATCCCAGCCACCCGCATGAGCGGTACCTACCGCTAACCCTCTTGGTCACCCAACCCCTAACTGGGTGGCCCTATCTCCCAAGATAACCACTCGGACGCGCCGTGTCAAGGCCCCCTAGTGATTTAGACCATGGCTCGCAAGACTAACCTGCTCGATGCCCTGTTCGCTGACGTCCAGCGGACGGCGGCTGCCCGGCGCAAGACTGACACCCTTCACCAGAAGGCCTCAGCTCTTCGTGGCATGCTTATGGGCGTCCAGGTGGACCTGGAGGCCGACCGGTCGCGATTCATCGCTGTACGGGCAGCCAGACGCACTGGGAAGAGCACTGGCGTGATGTTCATCGTCACGATCCGGTGCCTGGAGCAGGTCGAGTCCGAGTGGGTTGTAATCGGGCTTACAAGAGCGTCTGTCAAGCGCATCTACTGGGGTCCGCTCCAGAAGCTCAACGACGCCTTCGAACTGGGCATCAAGTTCCAGCACCAGGAGATGATCGCCAAGTTCCCGAATGGGAGCAAAGTCTACTTCGTTGGTGCCGACTCGGCCGGCGAGGTCGAGAAGCTCCGTGGTGGCCAGTACAACGGGGTCATCATCGATGAGTGCAAGTCGTACGCGCCGCTCCTGTTCGTGGAGCTGATCGACGACGTCCTGACCCCCGCCCTGCTCGACCGGAACGGCCAGATGTACATCATCGGGACCCCCGGCGACGTCTTGGAGGGCCCGTTCTACCTGGCCACTGCCGAGATGCCCATTGTTATCGAGGGCGAGGACGGGTCCAAGCGGCTGAGCAACGCGCCCTACGGGTCGCTGCCTGAGCTACCCTTCCTGTGGTCGCTGCACGCCTGGTCGCTGAAGGACAACACCACCAAGTTCCGCGACCCCCGCACCGGTCGGGAAGAGACCCTATGGGACCGCGCCCTGGCCATGAAGCAAGACCGCGGGCTCGGCGACCAGAACGCCTTCTGGCGGCGCGAGTTCCTGGGCCACTGGGTGGCGAACGTGGCCAAGAAGGTCTACCGCTACCACTCCTGGCAGCACGACTACACGCCGCTGGCCGACACGCGCTGGGGCCTGCCCGCCGCCATCGCCGACAGCCCGCTCCACACCGTGATGGGCTGGGACTTCGGCTCGAAGGACGGCACGGCCATCGTGATCTGGGCCTGGTCCGAGACCAGCCGTGGCCTGTGGGAAATCTACTCCGAGCGCCGGATCTCCACCAAGGAGAACCCGCTCAACGTCTCGGCCCTGGCGCGCTGGTACCACGAGCTGGACGCCGAGTACGGCCCATTCGAGGGCTTCCCCGCGGACCCGGCCGGGCTGGCCACCATGGTCATGGAGACGCTCGCGACGGAGCACGGGGTTATCCTAGAGCCCGCCGAGAAGAAGCAGAAGAACGACTTCATCGAGTTGTTCAACACGGACCTGGACGCCAACCTCATCCACATTCGGAAGGGGTCGGAGCTGTCCGAAGAGTTGATCGCAGACCGGTGGTTGGCCAAAACCATTGGTACGGACAAGCGCAAGGAGGACCCCGAGGTCCCCAACGACGTGGCCGACGCGGGGCTCTATGCCTTTCGCTGGGCACGCCACCGCCAGTTCCGCCCTGTGGACCAGACGCCACAGATGTTCTCTCGCGAGTGGTGGGCTCAGGCTGCTAAGGCCGAGCTTGCTGCTGCTGAAGCCCGCGCTCGTGCAGCGCATGAAGAGACGGGCTTAGACACCGAGTGGTGGCATGAGCCCCGCGCAACTGCGTGAGTACGTGGACGAACTGAAGACTGCGGGGCTGATGTCCTGTCAGGTAAGGGTCCCGACCCCTGAGGGTCAGCTGGAACTGGCGCTCGTGTTTGGTCCTGACCCCGTGGATGGTGGCCCGCTGTCGGCCCCCACGCCTGGTGGCTGGAAGGGGCCCGAGCGGCTGGACGCCAACTTCGAGGACGAGCTGCCCCAGTTGGTGCCGCCCGCCCGGCCTGAGGTCTGATCATGGGCGTCCCATTTCCGTCGATGCAGCAGGAGCCCTGGTGGACCTATGAGCCCGCCGGGGCCGACGATGAGCCCGAGAACGTCAAGGTGGCTACGGCTGTGGTGGACTCGGTGCAGGACATCGAGCGCCGGCAGTACAGTATCTTTGAGGGCAACCGTCGTCATGCCAAGATCTACGCGGGCTACCTGCCCAACGGTCTGACCTGGGGCACGGCCCCCGTCAGCAACCAGCGCGTCCCGTTCGAGGCCACCCGCGGAGTCATCCGCTCGGTCTGTGACACGGCTACCGCGCTCATCGTCCGGTCCCGGCCGCGCGCCGCGATCGTGACGGATGGCGGGGACTGGAAGGTCCAGCGCCAGGCCGATGACCTGGAGCACTTCCTGACCGGCGCCTACGAGCGTGCAGGCCTGTATCAGGTGGCCCCGCGCTGCTTCCACGACTCCACGGTGTTCGGCACCGGCCTCTGGAAGTACGTGCCCCGCGGCTCGGGCGATGCCTTCTACGTCGCGGTAGAGCGCGTGCTGCCCGATGACATCGTGGTGGACGAGGAGGAGTGCCGGGAACACCTGGAGCCCCTCACCATGTACCACCGCGTGATGGTCCGTGGCGACGCGCTCATGCGCAAGTACGCCCCCGGGGACTCGGAAGACGACGAGCGTATCCGGCGCAAGATCATGTCGGCTCAGCAGTCGGCCGGCTGGCCCACCCGCCACGTCCCCAAGGACCGGGTGGTCCTGATCGAGGCCACCTACGTCAACCCGGACAAGCCCTCCGACAACCGGCGGGTGCTCTGCATCCCTGGCCTGGTCCTGGAGGACGAGCATTGGCCGTACGACTTCCACCCGTACACGGTGCTCTGGTGGTCCATGCCGCTCTCGGGCTGGTACGGCGACGGCATCGCCTATCGCCAGTACGGCCGGCAGCAGCGCATCACATACATGTACCGTTGGATCCAGCGCGTCCATGACCTGTTCGCGACCCCGCGCGTGTGGCTACCCCCACAGGGCGGCCCGCCGTCGCTCCAGATGTCCAACGAGCTGGGCGCCGTCATCACCGCGGCCAAGGAACCCAAGTTCCAGGTCCAGGATTCCGTTCCGCCCGAGATCTACCGGTGGCTGGACGGCCTGGAGCGCGGCACGTTCGAGGACGAGGGCGTCAGCATCCAGACGTCAGGCAACCAGCTTCCGCCCGGCATCGAGTCGGCCCCGGCTCAGCGCGAGTACAGCTTCAAGGAGGGCCAGCGCTTTGCGCCGGTCAGCCAGCGCTGGGAACACGCCGTAGCCATCGACACGGCCACCAAGCTGACGGCCATGTACAAGCACCAC